GGGCCCCCACGACAATCCGGTCAGCCGGCTGCACGTCCGTGAGTGCGGGGATGGTCAGCGTCCAGGTGCTGGTTGCTGTCAGCCGCTCGGCAATCACTCGCTCCTGCGGCGACTGGCCCGACGACGCGACCCGGCACGCCACCGCCGCCACAGTTGACCAGGACTCTGTGAACCCTCCGGCGCCGTCCGACGTGAGTGTCCGCCGCTGTACCTGTGCGGTGTCAGGCAGGCTGTCATCGAGCGTTGAGCGCATGGCGTCGATCTCAGTTGCCGACAACATCGCGGTCCTCTGACATCAGATACTCAATGGGGTCCCAGCCGTCGTCCCGACGCAGCGGCTCATTTTCGGTCAACCGCTGCGCGTACGCGCTCGCTGAGCCCGCCAGCGCCCTGTAGCGCGCCAGCGCCGCTCGCTCGCGTTCCTGCGCCTGCAGGCGATACAGCGCCGCCCGTTCTTCCTCAGTCATCAGTCGTCGCTCCTCGCCATCGTGCCAGGCACCGGCACACTACTGAAGACCTTTCGCCGATACTGTTCGGCCATCCGCTCGCAGTGAGCGACGGCCTGGCTTCGCTGAAACTGCTGGCCGTCGGTCGAAAAGTCGAACCGCATAGCCAACTTGCCAGCTTTCCGTCGCCAGCCCTCGGCCGCGCCACGATTCAGGTCCCAAGTCGGAGTCCAGCTAGGGGCGGAAGGCGCCAGCCCATTCTCATCCACGAGCTTGGACATTGCCAGGCAGTCAGCTAGGTCATCCGCTGTCAGTTCCGGATCACTCGTTGCATCGGTCATCCGTTGCAGCCGGGCCAGCGCCTCCGCCTCATTCATCTCTCTCGCCTCACACGATGTAGAACAGGTCCACGACCTTGGTGCCGTCTGGCGTGCCGTTCAACGCGAACAGGTTTTTGCTCAGTTCGCTGTGCACGGCCAGTGTCCCCGTGTCAGCCGAGCCGTTGAACAGCTTCACCAGCAGGCATGCGGCGTTGTAGACCTTGTGGGACAACCCGAGTTTCTTCCCAGTTCCCACCGAGATGGTATCGCCAGCCCCGGCCTTCGCCGGCACTGTGATCTTGGTCACGGTCTTGAACGCTCTCATGCCTTCGACAGTACTGGTCCCGTTGGCAGCGATGGTATCGGTGATGGTAGCTCCTGCTGCATCGGTCCCCTCGATCACGACGTTGCCCGTGACCCCCGCCTGGTTGCCTGTGATGGTCAGCGTCCTGGGGACATCGGGGTTCGTGATGCCGGTCGTCACGTCGAGCGTGCCGGAATCCGGCAGGGTGATGGCGGCGTGGATCGTGGCCGCTCCCGTTGCCGCCGGCGCCTTCTGGTAGTGAGCGAGGAAGGACATGTCCACTGGGTCACTACCCAGCTCACCTTGGATCTGTTGGCCGTAGTTAGGGTTGAACGGATACAACGTGCTCATCTCTCACCCCTCTCACGGCGCCAGAACGGCGAACGGGTAGCGATCCGCTTCGGTCGGCTGCAGGTTGGTGATCGGGTTCGCCACCTGGAACGCCACCCGCATCGTGGCACGCAGAGCAACCATATCCTGCTGTGCCAGATTGTAGACGATGGCTCCAGAACCATCCTGGATCACAGCCTGATCGAGTACTCGCACCTGGATGTCCTGCCTCAAACCGATGATCCCCATCGTGCGGTCGCCGCAGACGAGCAGTGCCTTGGTCGCATCCCAGGCACCGTTCTGGGGGAACTCCAGGGGCTGACCGTAGAGAGAACTCGGGGTGCCGGCTGTCAGTGAGGGCTGGAAGATCAACGCCCCCTCGGAAGTCCGTAGACCCCGCAGCTTGGCCTTGACCGACGTGGCCCCCGCGAAGAAGTTCACGTCGAACCCGTCGGCCTCAACCTTGGACATGATCCCGTCATCGGCGCCGATCTTGTCCACCAGGTCTCCGGTTCCAAGGGTAATCTTGTTCCCGGCGGAGTTAGCTGCCGTCACGATGTCATCCGGCCAGGTGGACGGCTTGTTCGTGCCGAAGAAGATGGCCGCATCGAGCGCCCGCCCGAACGCCTCCACCAGCCGTGGTCGCACCTCGCCCCAGATGTCAAAGTCGCTGTCGTCGAGCACGGCCTGGGGCACCGGCACAATGACCGCGAGTTCCTCAGCGTTCAGGTACTTATTCTGCCAGGCAATCTCGGTAGTTTGCTTCAGCCCCGTATCGCTGCCCACAAAGTAGGCCGTGGCCAACGCCGCGAGGACCGGCATCCTCTGCTGCGCCCGGCTCATGGTCACCTGGCGGAACAGCCGCAGCGCCGCTGACTGCTGCGGCAAAGCCTGGATGATCTGCCGCGATGCCTCTTCTGGCATGAGGGGGGCAGCATCCGTCCGGTCGATCAGAGAGTTGTAAACAGGCATCTACCCTGCTCCTTTCGTACTAGGCGCGGCCTGCAGCCCGCCTAATCCATACATTCATGTCCCCACCGATCTTCCCACCGCCACCGGCTCCGCCATCGGCGGACCCGCCAGTCGTAGCGCGGAACAGATGGGGATACCGCTTCTTCAGCTCGTCGAAGTTGTGTTTGCCGACTCCCTTGTCGGGGTCGTACGCGCCGAGCAGCCCTTCGGCCTGAGCCGCCAGGTACGCCAGCCGGATGTCCGTCACGCCCGCCGCGATGGCCCTCTCAACGAAGTCCGCCTTGATCTCGGTCTGGGCGATCCGGCTCTCGGCCGCAATCGCCCGCCGCTCGTGCTCGCTGGCGGCCTGTGTGAGCTTTTCCAGGTCGCTCATCTGCGACTGTTTGATCTTGGTCAACTCGGTCTTGATCGTGTCATAGTCGGCATACTTCTGCCGCTCGCGAGTAAGCCGATCCTCGATGATCCGGTCAAGGTCTTGCTGGGTGAAGGTCCTGCTCGTATTACCAGCCTGCTGGCCGTCCCGATTGTCCGCGGTTCGCGCCGCGTCGCCTGTCTGCTGGGCACCTTGCTGAGTTCCCTGCTGGGTTTGATCTGCCATATTCTCCTCCGACTGTTGCCGCCGTCGTCGCGTAGAGTTAGAGCCCCGCCAGTCGCTTCAACGATTCCGGTGGCTCCTCTTTCATCTCGGCATAGAGCCGTATCAGCCGCCGCGCTGCTTTGCGCTTCTCCTCCGGGGGCGCATCGACGCCACCGCGCGCACCCGCCAGCACAGCTGCAGCCGCATGTATCGCGTTCGCGTTGTACTGCCCACCGGGTTCCTTCACTGGTAGCTTGCACTTACCCTTGATCTTCTGGGCCCCAGGGTCATTCAGATCAATCAAACACGCGCTGCAGAACGCCTCAGCATCCTTGTAGTCACTCTCCGAGATACTTCCCCACGGCTTGCCACTGAACGGCATGTGCACCTCCCGAACCCAAACAAAAAAAGGGGCACCCGCCGGATCTAATCCGACGAATGCCCCTCTTTTGAGTATTCTGGAGCCGATAGCTATTCTGTTGGATGTATTCTACAACAGATCAGACAATCATGTCAAGCTTCAACCCCGGCATTCTCGTACCACCGCTTGGCCTCGTCTGCCCCCAGTATCGCGCGCAGACTGCGCGTGTAGCGCATGGTCCCCCAGCGCGGATCACTTTTTCGCCCGACGAAATCGCTCAGCTTCACCTGACCAGCTTTGTACGCTTCGAACGCAGCATTACCCAGGATCGCCTGCTGCTGCTCTTCGCTCAGCCTGGCGAAGAGCGACTCGCCGGTCTCGATTTCGGGTTGCGTCTCTGGCACACCGGCGAAACCCAACTCCTTCCAGGTCTTGGTCAGCGGCACCATCGCGCAACGCCCACGCGGATGATCATCCAGACGCTCATCAAGCGTATGCTCTGTGCCATGCATTGCCCAACACATGGAACACACGCGCTCATCTCGCGCACAGTGCCACAGCCACCCTTTGACAACATCCCTGTTGGCCAGGTAACTCTGCCGCGTCGCCTCACGATATGCTCGCAACATCTCCGTCCGCGCAATCGTCTCCGCTCGTATGCGGTTGCCATCAAGAACATCACGTATACGGCGCGCCACATCACGTGGATTGAGACCAAGAGCCAGCCCACTAACTAGCTCTTTCCGTACCTGCTCGCTGGCCATGGGGCCCAACACATCAAGTAAATCACGCAACGGCGAACCATCCTGCAGTATCCCGACCAGTTGCTCCAACGCCCCCGTTGGCAATCGTGCCCAGGTGACAGTTACGCCAGGTGGCGGCTCGCCCAGACCAGCCCGCGCCAGCGCTTCGGCATCAGCCTCGGCACGCGCTACCAGCCGCCGTTGCTCGGTCTCGATACGCGTTGTTGCCTGCTCGGCAAAATGAGCAAGCTCTTGCTCAACTTGCTTCTGCAGAGATTGCAACCGCTCGCGCTCAAACAGCCACCATTCAGGTACCTGCTCGTCAGGATGTTCCCGTTGCCACTGCTCGACCTCACTGACCAGGGCTTCCAGCCGCTTGGTGATCTGCCGCTCTGCCTCACGGTAGTAACCCCTGATCTCACGGACCATAACCTGCTCGCGGGCAATCAGTCGCCGTTTGAAGCGGTCGGCAAACTCGAAGACGTCAGGCTCGGACATTGCTGCTCAGTGAATACTCAAAACGCTTTGGCTGCTGCTGCTTTTTGACTATCAGACGGCCATCGCCCAGCACGACAATGTACACGCCGGGGCCCTGCCGTGAGAACAACTCGGCAAGCCATGCCGCCAGTGCCGCCTTATCTACCTTGATTGTACGCTCGAGCCCCTGCACTTGCGGCTGCATCAGCCTCCTCCTCCGCATCAGCCTGCATCTGCTCGATCTCCTGCGGGCTGTACCCCAACTCACTCAGGATCCTCTGCTGACTGACCCCCAGCTGCTGTTTGATCAACGCCACCTGCGCCATTTCCAAGGCCACGCGAGGCGTCGGGTCTTCCCATTGGCAAGAAAGCACGGCATCTGGCTTGCCCGCAACCCGGATCGCAAACCGCATCACATCTTCCCAGACGTTGCCGAATGATACCTGTCTGTCGCGGACTTTCTTCAGAAACGCGCTCTCTGCCGACCGCAATGCTTCGCCGCTCGGCCACTGGCCCGCTGGTGGGATGATGAAGTGCAGCGGCGTTCGGCTCACGGTGGCAATTTCTTTGCGAAATTTTTCCTGTACTTCCAGAAACTGCCCTAGATCGGCGGGGTCGAACTGACCGAACCGCGTGGCCTCGTTCCCCACTGCCCAAACCCGGTCGACCCCAGGCACGAACGGCGCTCGCGGCTTGCCCGTCGCTTCGTCGATCTCCACCTCCAGCCCGGTGGCCCACCGCTGCGGCAGAGCAACGAACTCCATCGCAACCAGCATATCAGCGACAGCCTTATTCAGGGCGTCCTGCAACGAGAGAATATCTGCCAGCTCAGACCTCCCGAACCGACCGACCCGCGCGTTGTTAGCGAAGTGGAAGACCGGCACCTGGCCATAGGGGTTGGCGAGCGGCCATGCCTCGCCTGGCACTTCGAGCGGATCAAAGCCATTGGAATTATCCGGCAAACCCGCCTCAGCTTTGCTCCGCGTAATGTATTTCTCGATCCGGTCGGGGTAGTACATGTTGAGCCGCAGATGCTTGTCCTCTGCCAGCCACGCCTTGGCCGCCCAGAGTGGCCGACCGGGGTTTTCTGGATCGTAACATATCGTCACGTTGGCCGCATCCTGCGGATAGATGGTCGGGTTGCCGCCCGCATCTGGCCACACAATCACGTACGCATCGCCGGTAGTCAACACCTCCATATGGACCTCGCCAGCCCGCTGGTCCATGCGGTTTGCTGTCCAAATGGCCCATACATCATCAGCAGCACTCTCTGACCCAGACTCGACGGCAAACCCAGTTACGATCAACCGGTCCGCAACCGCGTCCACCACGCCCGAACACAGATTGTCGGCGAAAGCACGGAAAAGTGAGCCAAAGGCATTGCGGTACTTCTCCGTAGCAAATGCCAGCCGATGCCGTCCCTCGGCGTAGTCGCAATAGAGCTGATAGTCTGTGATCCGGGCCCTAAGCTGAGCTAGAGCCGCAGCAATGTCGGGAAGTTGTTCTGCCATCACGTGCTCCTACCAAGTAATGAGCCGGCGTGACCGCCCGTGCTCGGCAGCCCAGCAGGCCAGCGCCAGGCTCATCACACAGTCGGTGCTCAGTTTCTCGTCCTGCCAGGCATAGCTCTGCAACTCATCCACGAGATCGCGCACGAACGGGAAGCGCAGTTGCCGTCGCTCCAGAAATACCTGGAGATTCGTCAGCAGGTCCACCTTCGAGCGAGCCGTAAACGTGAACCCTGTCGCTACGTCCTTCACGCCATCCAGCACCGCCGCCCCTACGCCTGTCGAGTCGATAGCAAAGTCAGACGTTCGGATACCGTACTGCTGCGCTACCGCCCGTAGCCGCGCCTCAACCGCCGGCCAGGGGAGACGCTGGAAGCGCTCGAAGTAGGCCATGCGATACGGCTTGCTGGTGGCGTCCAGCACCGTAATCACCGTCCAGTCCTCGGCCTTAGCCAAGTCGGCACCGGCCACCCAGCGCCGCTTCGGGTCCGGCTGCATCGGCAGCGTCCAATCCGCTGCCTCATACGCTGCCTGGATGTGCTGCCAGCCGAACACCGCCGCATCGTCGTCCGCATAGATGCCCTCGACCTCCCGCTGCCAGGCACTCGCTGTCATCCGGTCGCGCAGGCTACGGATGTAGCCGTGATCGACATGCGGGTTCTCAAATGTTGACCCAGTTTGCGCGTAGACGTTTGGATCGCCGTCGAGCCCCCGCCGCAACTCACGATAGACGTACCCACGGTGCGGTTTCGGTGTCGTCTGCATAGTGAGCTGCCCCGCTCGGTCAGCCAAGGTGAACCGGATCGCCTCAGTAATCATCTTCTCGCTCAGGTAGTCCGCTTCGGTCAACACTACCCGGTCGTAGTCGTGGCCGCGAATGTAGACGCCCTCCCGCGCCGTCGAGCGAGCTGTGATGATGCTGCCGTGCTTGAAGCGCAGAAGCGGGAAGGGGCTCTCTTTCGGCGGGCCCTTCAGCAGCGCCTCGAGGAGCGGTTGCTGGCTGATGAACTCGACGCAGCGGTCCCACGGGATGCGTGCCTGGTCGAGCGTTACACTGGCGAACAACTGCTTACTCCCAGGTCGGAACACGGCACGATAGAGCGTCTTGACCGCCTCCGCCTCATCCTTGCCCCACCGCCGGCCCGTTACCAGCACGGCCGTATTCCGGTCTGGCGCAGTCAACCACCGCTGTTGTCCCTCGTGCGGCTCCCATTGCAGCCAGGCTCGCGCAAAGGCCACCGCGTCAGTCGTCTGCTGTACCGCCTTGACCAGAGAGTCTTTCCAAGATGCCTGCCAGAGCATCGCTTATGTCTACCTGTACCCCATCTTTGAACAGGCCGAGGTGCTTGCCCAACAACTCTAGAGCATGCTGCCCATCGTAGAACTCGACGACCAGATTGCCGAGACGGTCCCACTTCGTGCCCTTGATCAGATGGCCCTTGCCATCGGCCAGCAGCTGGGCCAGATCGACCGAGCCGTCGTCGCGCAGGTAAAGCGCATACTCTGCGCGCGCCTGCTGCGCCAGCCTGACCAGCACCTCATCGGCGCCCATCTTGAGTTCGGCAAGACGGGCCTGGATAGCAGCTTGAATGTCAGCATTTGTCAGCAACCGCTGAC